GATATACCATGTAGTCATCCCAATCTTGAGACAAAACTAAAAAACAATTAGGATTTTCAGAATGATTTATAAAACCACCTAAGGGTGTTCTTATGTATCCTGCAATCATCGGTACTTTGATGTGAGTGCTACCTAGATCAGCACCTTCTGGTATACTTTGTGTAGAAAATAAACCTAAGCCTTCGATACTACTTTCACCAATAGTTACTTCATCAGGTAAAGGTTTATAATAAAATCTGTTGTATCTAATATTTGCCACGTTACTTACCTTTACGCTTCCCGCCCTTGGATTTCTTTGCGTAGTTAGGATCTTTGCAATACTTTGATGCGGCTAGGTTTGCATACGCTGAGGGGTAGGTATCAAAGGTGCGTTTAGCCCACGCAATACCTTCTGGACAGATCTTGTTACCTTTTTTCTTCTTAGTCTTCTTACCACCCTTTGCGGCTAACTGTCTAGCTTCCGCAAATCGTTCGGTGTAACCTTTTGACTCCATGTGGATGTACCCCCGGCGGGTGTTGTCTTGATTCTAAAGTGTAAAAAAGAAAAAGTCAAGGGCCCCGAAGGGCCCCTGTCTTAGTTAGGCAAATGTTGCCGCAGTTTCAGCAGTGCCGAGTTCTGCAATCACTGCAAACACACGGACTTTACCATCAAATGTTGCTGTGTTAGCAATCAAGTCAATAGTGTCAGCAACGGTGTACAGCTTCATTGTGCCGGCGGCATTATTAATCTCGTGTCCAGTGGCAGTGCCATCGAGAGCCGCAACGTACAAATCATCATCAGTGTCGTCACCGAGGTCAAGAACTGGAGAACCAGTTGATGCCACAGTTAAAACTTCTACGCCAGCGGCAAGCACAAGTGTGTTAGCCTTCATCTCAAGTACTTCAACAGAGTCCGAAGTAGTCAAGCTAGTGGTAGAGAAGTCAAGTACAACTTCAACGATTTGTGGTTTAATGCCGAGGGGGACCCCCGCAACGGCACCAGTAACAGTATAAGTAGCCATTATTCAAGTCTCCCTTAGTCAGTCTTCACAACGCCAACAGCCAATGCTTCTGGACGCAAGACCTTACGGCCAAATACGTGCAGACCACGGACGATGTCGCTGAATGTTTCAGTGGAACGAACAACTTCTGTCTTAGCGATGTGCGATGCAGTCGCTGTAGAAGACATGTGACCCGCAAGTACTACGAAGTCGTTTGTAGTGTCTTGTCCGGAGATTGTCACAACGTCTGTGCCAGAGTTGTTTAGTGCAGTCGTCTTGTAGCAGTTCATGCCAGCAATGTTGCCCTGCATAATGAGACCGTTACGAAGAGGTGAAGTTGCATCGCCAGTGACCTGTACTTCAGCAAACTTCGCACCTGCTTTGAACAGAGTTTCCCAGAAGATAGGAGGTGCTACAAACCAACGATTTTCTTCAGGAATTGAGTTATCGTCCATTGCACGTGCAATTGCTAACATTAAGTTAACAGGAGCATCTTCGTTGCCTGAACCAGTGATGTCAAGAGGAGCGGCGGCCGCACCAAATGTAGATGCTGTGCCAGTTAGACCAGCACCATCAGCCATCGCTTGGAGAACGTTAGCATCGTACTTACGCTTCAGAGAGAACGCACCTGAAGATGTAGCCAACGCTTCAAAGTTAACGTGTGACTGACGCTCTTCGATGTCGTCGATCTTGAACGCGAAAGCATTCGCTTGGTCAACAACCATTGTGATCTGGTCGTCAGCGAGGTCTTGTGGATTTACCACAGCACCACGTGAGTAAGAAGATACAGTGATTGTAGGTTCTTTGATGATGCGTACTGTGTCACCGAAGTTTTCGATTTCACCAGCATAATCAGTGTTTGTGATATCCTCTACAACAGAGGCACGACGGAAAAACTTCAGGACTTTCTGAGAAAAGATCTCAGGAGTAAAGTTACCTGAAGGCAGGTTGTTATGACCTGACGCGCTATTAAAAGCCATGTTATTACCCTTCCTTATTATGAGATAGTTAGGTTTTGTTTAAAGTTATGCTCTATAATCAATTCGGCCTTCAGCACGTGCGGCATCGATTTCACTTTCGATCTTCTCGAACTCCCACGGCTTCAATCTGCCGATCTCAGATGCTTTCCAGATTTTGCCGTCACTGTTTGTTGTTTCCCCTGTTACATCTTTTGATTTAGGGGCAGATACAGATGCGGCTGGATCGTCATCTTTTGAGGACTTGCGTTTTTTGGTAGTCACACCCATGTCAGCTTTGTACAGGTCAACTACTCTTGATGCCCAGACTGCGTCCGTATTATTCTTGTAGATACCGTCTGAAATAGATTGAGGTTGCTCATCGAGCCACATCAAAAACTTTTCATTGGTCTTCAAGTCATTAAAATCCGGATGCTTTGCAAGCAATTCTTTATACGCTGATTGAACTTTTAGTTTTTTCTCTTGACCTTTAAGAGAGTCCACTTCTTCTTTAAGCTCTTTTAAACGATTCTCTGCTTGCAATGAAGAAACTGTCTCGACAACGGCGTAGACATCCGGGTACTTTGCACGGAAAGCTTCTAAATCCTCTGGGGTTTTAGGTAGCTCCGAAGCAGATAATCCGGATTCTTTACCGGCTTGTTGAGCTTGGGCAAGTTCTTGTCGTTCTTGTTTCCACTCTTCAAGCTTTGTGTCGTAGTGACGTTTTAAATCGTCATACCGTTTCTTGTAGTCTGTGTCAGAACCTTCTCGAGATTCTGCGAAGCTTGTTTCGTTTTCTGGAGTAGCCTCATTTTCTGAGGGGTCCTGATCTTCCACCACTTCATCATCATCTTGGTAAACTTCTTCTCGATACTTTCCACGATATAAGCTATCGTCGTTAACTGTTCCGAAAGAGTCGTTTGCCTTATTTGCGCGATGTCCACGTTGTTTTGCCATTATATTCTCCTATCTCACGGGGCCTCATGGCTGAGGGTAGCCGTAGTGTGTTCACGGGGCCCACGGAATTGTGGGGTAGCCGTTAAAATCTATAATTCAATGCGATGCGTCCGGAGCGACCATCATCCATTGCTTCCAGAGTAACGTCACCGCTCTCTGAGAATCTGTACCGAGCACTTCCTCCCATAACGTTTTCGCCACCGGGAAGTTGTGTCTTACTAATATCAACATCGAGAGGTCCAAATGTCGCGCCCATGTTGTAACGCTTCATCTTTGATCCCCCGCCAAATTTAATTGTCTCGCCGCCGTACTGTTCCGGAAGATTTACGCGGCCTTCAGTTTTCATAGTTTGACGTTCAAAACCTGCTCGGATGGACTTATCATCAGACAAAAACATTTGACCATCCATCGCAAAACCGATATTCTTACCTTTCTCGTTTACGACGACGCCGTCGGGGTATTCTTGAGTGTTTGTGCGTTTATCATAGTTAGCTCGAGGGCGTAGGACAAAACCATCACCTTCGTAGGTCGCGGCAACATTGGCTTGTTTGTACGCACTAGAATCTGTCTCACCGGTACTGCCCTGTCCTTCTACGGAAACAAATCCGCCGGGAGCCATCGCCGCTCCTTCCGAAGGATTAGCTGGCTGTTCGTCTAGGGCTTCAGCTTCTGGGCTCTGCCCATTTTCTTGAACACGATTTTCAACTTCCTGTTTGCCACGGTTGTTGATTTTATTAAGTTTGTCGTATCCAATAATTTTAGCTAACAGAGGAGGAATAACAACTTCACCTTCTGAAACAAGTAAAGATACTGCTCTCTCCCTCTCTATTTTATTCTCATCTCCTGAAATGTCAACACCTTGAGCCCTAGCTTCATAAATTGCATTAAGAATCATTTGTTTGATATCTTCAGATCCTGCAAATTCTACAGCGGCCGCGTTGATAATAAACGTCCCTTCTTCAACTTCTAAGGGTACATCATCGGCAACCGTTTTTGCTTCAGACAAATTTTCTGGACGGTCCCCTACAAAACCTGTAGGACCAGCCCCAGATGTGGGTTCTTGCATTGCCCCTTGCATCTGTTGATCTAGCGTTTCTCCGCCTACTGTTTTTTTTTGCACTACTCCGCCTTCTCTATAAAACAAAGGGTAAATTCGTGGTCCTGCTACGCCTAAGAAACTACGTAGTAAACGACTGCGCGGTCTTGTGAGGGCCGCCCCAACAGGGCTAAATGTTGTTGTTTCTGTAGGGCCATCTCTACCACGTGCTCTTTCTGCATCTGCTTCAGCACGTGCATCGGCCCACATTTGCTCAATCTCTTGAGGGGTACCGATAACGCTAGTGTCGCCAAACGTACTTGTACCAATTTGGCTAATCCTTTTTCCCATTCCGCGACCGGTAATATCCTCGGAAAGAGCGGTGTCAACTTCTGCACCCCCGGGAACGTTCATACCAATAACGTTTCCGATAAAATCCGTGAGAGCGTAGTCATCCGTAACCTTACCGAGGTAATCTTCTCGCAAGCCTGCGACATAAGGAGTTGCGGCTGGTGCCCCAAGACGTGCACTAATTTGATCTGCAAAAGAACGCGCAACAGTCTCTAGGGCTCTTTCTACGACGTTTCCGCTAGGCTCTTCCCGCTTTTCGATCTCCACACTAAGTCCGAGATAGTCTGCGTAGGCTTGCGCTTCGACATCTGTCATTCGTTTTGAAGCACGAAGTTGTTTTTCACGCGACAAGAATGTCGACCTGTAATATTCTTCAGGGAAATCAATCGCGGCTTTTGGACCTATTTTGGCAGGTTCCATAAGACCTTGGAAGCCAACAGTACGGTAGCCAGTTTCAATCATCTCCCGCGTCATACTGTAGTCAGTAACGGGGATACCTGTATCCGTGGTGTAACTTGTTGGTAAGTTTTCACCCCCGGGACTTGGGGGAGCTAAACCTTCTGAAGAGTCTCCCCTTGTCTCCGGTAAACCCATGCCCATGACGTTGCTGTAGTAATCACCCACAACATCAAACATGTCTCGTGGTTGATCGTACGAAGGTCCGGGGTACCCTAGTACTGACCACCCGGGAATGTAATCGTCTGTGGGTGCTCCTACGTCAGAGGCGGAATAAAAATCTCCGTCGGAATCAACTCCTGTCTGTCCGGGATAAGAAGGACCAGAGAAACCCGGTTCGCCGGGGTCATCAAAGGTACCAGTGAAAAAATCGTTGTCGTTGTCGTTGTCGTTACCCCCACGGTCAATGCCCATGTTGGCGTCAACTTCAGCACCAGATCCTCCGCGACCTCCCCCGCCTCCGCTAAAGTTTCCCATTTTTTATTATCTCTCTTGTTCTACGACTTTTTGGTGGTTATCCTTGAGGTTCAGGAGGAGTTCCAGTAAAACCATCTTCCCCTGCAACTGGTACATTTCCCGTTCCGATTGTGCCGTCACCAACCCCCGAAGCGTCACTTGGTGGAGGTTCGTTAGGTACGTCGTTAGGGCCTCCCATGCCTGCGGTTGGTGAACCAGCGGGCTGATCTGCTGGGCCTGTTCCTTGTTGAGCATTTTGAAGTCCTTGTAGTACTTGCGCGTACAACTGTGCTTCGTTAATATCGTTGACGAGTTCTTCAGGATCGATGTCTTGAGAAATTGCCAATTCTTTAACGAGGTTCGGTAATTTAATGAACGGAGCGAGCATCGGGTTCGCAACCGTCTGGAGAAGCGTTGTAAGCCTCTGTGAGCGGACTTCTTTTTGCATGACTGCTGAGGTACCCCGAGGTTTAATACTCAGGTCTCCGACGATGTCAGGGGCCTTGTCGTTGTATTGCATATTCCATTGGAAGTACGCTTCACCGATTGGCTTTA